ATGTCTGAATTCGTCCTTGTCGGTTTCTTTGCTGTAATTCTCGTATATCTCATCGGTTATGGATACGGAGCTATCGTATCCATAATAAACCATGATGAAGAAGGCAGGTGAAAAAAAATGGAAGCTATGTTAACAGCTTTGCAGACTGCTGTTGAGACTGCAATACCTTTGATTCTCGTTGCTCTCGGCGCGGTCGGAGCGGTAAAAGTTCTCATTCCGCTTGCAGTAAAAGCCTATAGGGTTGTTGTGGGCTTTATCGGCTCTGGAGCAAGGTAGTTTTTTGAGGGGAGAAATTTTTGCAGATTCTCCCCTTAAAATTTCTTTAATAAAATAAAAGGGGGAATTGATGATAATCGAACGTAATGGACATGTTGAAGCTTATACGAGCTATATCGGTTCTGATGTTGTTGTGTTCGTCAAAAACATTCAGTTTGCTCTAGTTGGGAAAGTTGAAGCCATCACCGCTGGAGTAATGATGTTGCAAGGTAAAACTTTTTGGGGCATAAAATTGTCTGATATAAATTCTGTGCGCTTGCGGTCGTGGGCATGAGATACTTATTAATAATTATTTTTTTACTCATGCCTGCGATCCTGCAAGCGTCAACTGAAGGTCTTGACGTTCCTTGCGACGCGGGAGCGACTGGCATAACTGCTTTTACTTTTCGTTCTTCTACTGCTCCTCCTTTTGGAATTAGTGCTCTGGTAATGACAAACCTTGAAACTCGGCAGGTAGTTGTTTGGGCTTATGACCAAACAATATATATAAAATCTCTTTGCGAAAATCCTCTTGCAGAAAATTCGTCTCATTTGATTTTTAATACGGATTATCGGGGGGGAATAACCTATTCAGCTTCTTGGCAGAAATCCGAAACTGGCAACGATTTTATTCTTGCTCTTTCTCTCTTTGCCTTTGGCGTTCTGCTTGCATTTGCTTTTATCGGGGGAATAAAAAGTGGAAAACACTAAAGATACTAAAAGAAAAATCCTTATAGCTTTTACGTTTGTCTTAATTCACTTCTATATTTTTGCTATGCCTTTCTACGCCTATGCCGCTGTCAATGAACCCGGATATACTATGTCCGGTTATCGTGTAACAGCAAATGGAGTGGCAAAGATTGCTCCCTATGCATCTCGTCTTTTATCTCGATACTTTCTTGCCCGTTTGGCTTTTAGTATTGGAACTGGTTTTGCCGGTGCCGCATTACTTACTTTGGGAACGTATGCTTATGATAAATATACGCAGAAAAAGATTGAAGTCCCTGTCTCTATGACTACTCCCCCTGTTACTGAAGCTTCTCCGCCTGCTTCTCCTGAGGGTTCGGTAATTGTAAACCCTTGGGGTTCTTTTCTTCAGGGTGGCTCTACTCAAATTATTGAACATACAGAGGAGACGTACGCTTTAGTTTCCGATGTTTGCCCTGTCGATTCTCCTGCTTATGGTTTATATCCTTCATATCGGGTCAAGTCTAATCCTGTTGTTAGTAATTTTGGTTCAAGCGTTTCGTCTGATAATGTGGTAACAGGCGGTCGCACAATTAAAATAAGTTCAAATGTTTCTGCGGTAGCAGATTGCAACCTTTCGCCCTCGGGGTCTTTTGCTAATTTGTCTTTGCCTCAACAATCTTGGTGTGGTGCGCCTTCCACGCTCGGCGAATGTTTAACCGGTAATGAATCGGCTTGCGGTGGTGGCATGTCTGGACTTTGGGTTAATGTCAAAAAATCTTTTGGCTCGGGTACTAATTGTAGTACCGCAGCAGGTCAATGGTATTATGAGAATGAAGCGAGTATACCTGCGGATAAGTTTGTTTGCAAAATTACCTATAACGGGTGTTGGGGGTCGCCATCAAATTATTGTGTTGCTTGGGGGCATCTCTGTAATAAACCCGTTGTGGAGTCTGCGCCTGTGATGTCTACTAAAGTTGAAGTTTATACTTATCCCGTCTCATCTTTAGAGCCTTCTTCTTCTACTGTGCCTATCGATAGACCTCAAACGTATAAAGCAGAGGATTTCCAGAATACAGAATCTATGGTTAAAACTATTCAGCTTGCTCAAAATAGCATAGACGCAATCGGTGAGAAAATAAAAGCGTCTATGCCTGCTGGTAGTCCTGCTACAAATATTCAGCCGATGCTCGATAAGCTGAAAGCGGATTTAACCGAGCCTCTTGAAAAAGGATATATTGATGCAAAAGAAGGTGAGGATTTTGAAGCTGATGAAGGTAAAATTTTACCTCTTGAATCTGAACCTTCTCCTATTGGTTCCCCTTCGGATTCTCCTCCGTCTTCGGATCCGGAGAATCCGCCCCCTATATCAGACGGGGTTTGCGGTGATTATCAATATCGAAATAATTGGGATTCAATCAAGACAAGTATTGAATCTGCTCTCCAAAATTTACCGATTTTGGCTCTTGTCGGAAAACTCAATACTCTTTCTGGCGGTGATGGTATGCCGAGAACAATATCTTTAGATTTAAGTTCTGTTGGCTTGGGTGAGCATACCATTGACCTCGATAAATATATGTTTGCAGAAGTTCTTGCCGTTCTCCGTTGGGCTGTCATTGCTGGCGGATTTTTTTATGCATGGAAAATAGCTGTGGGAGGTGATTAAATGAATTGGCTACAAGGAGTATTTCAGTATATCGAAAAAATTTGGCAAGGTGTCTATTGTTTTTTCTTTAATTTTTACAATCAAATAATAGACATCCTGCGGGGCTTTTATTCTGAGTTTGTCCTATTTTTTATTTCTGTCTTATCTATTCTCCCTGCCCCAGATGTCCTTATGAATTTTCAATGGCCGACAGTTCCACAGTATCTTGTTTGGGCTATTCACGACTTGGGGCTTAGAGATGCTCTTGCTTTAGTTGCTGGCGGAGCGACAATCAGGATAACCAGAGAATTTTTAAAAATGGTTGCAAAATGAATAAAATCTACTATGGGAAAATTGGCTCGGGGAAGAGCTATGCTGTTATGTTCCAAGAAATTATCCCCGCTCTGCGAAGTGGACGGAAGGTTGTAACTAATATCGATGGCTTAGATGTATCTGCCATTCGGAATTATATCGGTCGTGATATTGACCTCACTGTAAAAACTTCTTATCGCTGGTGGAGAGAGAATCTTGGCTGTAAACTTGAAGATAATGGCGATGAAGGTCGTGCTGTTCTTAATCCTGCTCTTGAAGAAGGTGCTTTGTATGCGGTTGATGAATGTCAACTGATTTGGGATGCTCGGGGCTATAAAGATACTTCCGATGATTTTCTGAATCTCATTACTTACAATCGGCATTTTGGTATTGATATTATTTTCATCACTCAGAATGTTAAGAGGTGTGATGTGAACATTACACGGCTTGCCAATGATGCTTATCAGATAAAAAATCTTGGCTTCCTTCATTCCTTCGGAGAAAAAAAATATGCTGTTAATCGTCGTCAAACTCCTTTCGATAAGGATGTTATAGCTCAATATACAGCTACTTACGACAAGACAATTTTTAGTCTTTACAAATCAGGTGTTGATGTTAACGCCGTTAAACAAAAAACACGTTTTAAAACCTCAATGCTTTATGTCTGGCTCATGCTTCTTTTCGTTGGTGTCTTTTTTCTTATGAAAGTAGGTAATCCTATCGGGGCTATTGCAAAAATGACCCCGGAGACATTATCTGTTAATCAAAATCAAAAAAAGGGGGTATCAAATGTTAACAATCCTCTCGATATTTCTGGCATTCCTGCTGTTACCTATTCTAAAATTCCTGCTCCGCAGGATTCTGGCGGTTCGCTCCCGCCTGAAAAATCGCATATCAAGCCAATGAGTTCGTATTCTCTCGTTGATCTTGATATGCGGTGCGTTAGTTCTGGCTACGTGAAAAATGATACAGTGGAATTACGTTACTATGAATGTGATAATTCCGCCGTAATCGTTCGTAATGGTGTGGTAGAGGCTGTATATCGAAAGAAGCAATCATCTTCCTCTCCTTCTTTTGATAAGCCTTTAAAACAGCCTTTAGGGTCGCCAGCTCCCGCTGGTTCCCTGCCCCTGCAGGAAGCGGGCGCTGGCGAAGTGGGGATTTAGTATTAAATACCAACAAATCAAACACTGCATAAGGAATTATTAAAAAACAGGGGGTTAGACTATGCGTTATATCGAAATAGAGAATCAAGCAACAAATGAAAGGGTTGTGATAGATACCTATATGTCTCGGTATAAACGTATTTCGTGTGGCTTCTTGAATAACCTTCGTATTAACCCCGGGTTCGTCAAGCATCTAACCCTTACCCAAAGGGAAGAATCGTATAAACCTAATATTCTTAATTCTTTTTTTGTCCAGCTTCGCCGTTTTTACGGCGATGTGTCTTACATCTGGACTGCAGAAATTCAAGAGCAACGCGCTGAAAAATATGGAGATAGAGTTTTACATTGGCATTGTATTGTGTCTTTTTCTGCAGAGACTGAATTTGGTCGTGAAGATGTTTTACGGCTTCAAAAATATTGGAAGTATGGCAATCTTGATATACGTCCTGTGCGTAAACCTTCTGTTGCTTACTTAATGAAGTATATTACAAAATCTCTTGATATCGATGTGGGCGCTCAAATCCGGCGTATTGGTTCAAGCCGAATCCCTGCTTATCTCCGCATGTCTTACAAGCGTCTGATGTCTTTTTTTGATTGGATGTATGCTCATTCTGTAAGCTTTCTCGATTTGCCATTATTTTCATGGTCGTATAAAGGTGCTCGACAAGTTTTTGGTTCTGGTCGGGATAGGCAGACAGTTTGGATTTATCGGCATCCGCCGTCAAGCTGGTCTCGCGTTCGGGAATTTGATTTTGATTCTATTTGAGCGTTATTAGGTTGAGAATGCGCTCCCCTCTTAATATTTTAGTCGCTTGATATTGTCGGTTCGAGCGTTTGTTTGTCGTCTGTTCCGTCAAAGCAGTTAATACAAACCCTCTCTTTCTCTTTAAGTGCAATATTGATGATGTGATATTTTTCTCCCCTGTAAATGCGTTTTTTGCAAGCATCACAATATATGTAGCCGTTCTTAACAGAGTATGTTTTCATTTTTTCACCTCCTCTGTGCAGATTTCGTGCGCGTAGCCCGATAAAGTTCTATCAGTTGGCCAATCCCCGACTTGGATTTTATAGAATGCTGTGCTGTATCCTATCGGCTTTTCACAGCCCAGACAGAGACTTTCGGCCATCGCCCTTATTGCCGCACAATCCTTGTGTTTACATGCCTCTTTACATGGCCCATATTTTTCCCCTGGCGCTGCTAATGTTCCACTTGCCATTTCATTCCTCCTTTTAGTTTTTTACGCTATATTTCACCTTCTTTTTTTATTTCCTTCAAACAACCGCTTCCTTCTCCGCCCCTTTTTCTTTTATCAGAAGGGGCGGAGAAGGAATAATCTTCTTTTTGGCGCTCTCTGCCGTTAAAGCGGTGAGCGTCAAAAGAGCTTTGCGAAAACCCTGTCTAATTTTAAAAATCTTAATGACCAC